AGCTACTGGCAGGATACAAAGGTGGTTCTGATCAAAAAAGTGTTGAACAAAATGTTGCAGAAAATTTTCAACAGAAATTCATCAGTGGCAACAGTGCTGATTTGGTTACCATAGACTTGGAAATCCTAGGAGATCCTTATTGGCTAGTAGATTCGGGAATGGCCAATCATTTTTCCTCCTCATTTGCGCCCACTGATCAAATCGCTGAAGACGGTACAATGAATTATGAAAGCGGAAATGTTTATATCTATCTTACATTTAGGACACCAATTGACGTTAACACAACAACTGGTTTGTATGATTTTTCACAAGTTGCCGAAGACAGCCCTTTTGGTGGTATATATCGTATTGTCCAGTGTGAAAATACTTTTAATGATGGAAATTGGAAACAAAAACTAAAATGCATAAGAATGCCAGGACCACAAGGGCCAGAAACTATTAAACCTCTCACAGATAAAACGGATCCGGTAGGAAAGAAAGCTGATACCCCAGCCACTGAAATTGGAGATAAAGAACCACCTAAAACATCACTTGTTGATAACAGCACATCAAATTCTGCTGTAAACACAGGAGCAAATAACACCAGCGGCGCAAACAATACCAATGGTTCCACAACTACTAAAACTACCACAACATCGAACCAAGCACCGCGTGTGGTTGGATTTAGATATTACAGAGACCTAGGACAAAAATAATGGCAGAATTATCAAGACCATCAGTTGATGATGAAGGCAGAACGGGCGGATTAACCACAGGCATATATGTTGCTAGAGTGATCAGCCATCTCGATCCTTCATTCATGGGATCTATTGAAGTAACTCTTTTAAAAGATCAGGCCAACACTGCAGGTTATGACAGTCAAACTTTTATTGTAAAATATGCCTCTCCGTTTTTTGGATACACTCCATTTGAGTTTATGGGCAAAAATGACGGTGCTAAATCTACCATCGACGGATTTAGTGACACACAAAAATCATACGGCATGTGGTTCGTACCGCCAGATGTCGGAGTCAACGTGCTGGTATTGTTTGTCAACGGTGATCCGGCATCAGGTTATTGGTTTGCCTGTGTGCCCGGAGTAAACATCAATCACATGGTACCAGCCATAGCTGCATCTACTGTGAATAGTTTAGATGCTGAAGATAAAAAACGATATGGTAACACCTCATTGCCGTTGCCTGTGGCTGAAATAAACAAACGTATCAACGGCGACAAACAGGAAATTGATCCAGAAAAATATCCCAGAGTAGTCCATCCTATAGCGGATAGGTTTCTCGAACAAGGCCTGTTAGAAGATGATGTTAGAGGATTCACAACTTCGTCACCTAGGCGAGAAGCTCCTAGCATGGTGTTTGGCATTAGTACTCCTGGTCCCCTTGACCGCAGAGACACTGCAAAAAAACAACAAATAGGCAAGGCAGATAGTCTGGCAACTGTACCTGTGAGCAGACTGGGTGGCACCCAGTTGGTAATGGATGACGGCAACGATAGATTCCACAGGGAAAAATCTGCCGCTGAAGGTCCAGTAAAATACATCGATCTATTAGATCCTGCTAATCAGAAAAAAGGCGACACAGGATCTGCAACTATTCCAGCCAGTGAATATTTTAGAGTAAGGACTAGAACTGGACACCAGATCCTGATGCACAATTCAGAAGATCTAATCTACATTGCCAATGCTCGTGGCACAGCATGGATAGAACTTACCAGCAACGGCAAGATCGATATCTATGCTGAAGACAGTATCAGTGTGCATACTCAACAAGACCTTAACATACGTGCTGCTCGAGATATAAATCTAGAAGCAGGCAGAAATATCAACATGAGAACTGAATCAGGCAAGTGGCACGTAGAAGTAGCTACTGACATGGAATTTTTAATCAACAATGATTCTAAACTCACAGTGGGTGCTAATCTTGACATACTAGTAGGAGCCAAGACTAAAATATCCACCAACAACGATTTAGATATTGCGTCCGGAGCAGAAACAAAGATCAGCTCTACATCAGACATCAATCTTGGCAGCGGTTCTGAGCTCAAGCTCAACGGTACTAAAATCAATTTCAACGGGCCAAACAATGCAGAAACTGCTGAAGTTGCTGACTTTGTAAAGCCGTATGATCTCAGAGACAATCCAGCCACTAGCACAGCAGCAGGATGGGACAAGCGTTATCAAGCTGGTATTGTAAAAAGCTTCATGAAGCGTATACCCATGCACGAACCTTGGGTTTTACATGAGCACAGAGCACCAGATCTATTAACACCGGATAAAACGGACAGGGATATTTAATTATGGCCACTAGACTATACAATCAACAGACAGCAGCGCAACGTTCTGCCACAGTGACGCAGAATCAAGGACAATTCACCTACAAAGGATTTAGTTCTAGCGAAGCCAATAAGAACTTCAAATTATACGATATCAATCTTGTCAAGCAAGATTTAATCAATCATTTTTATATCCGCAAAGGTGAGAAACTGGAAAATCCAGAATTTGGCACAGTGATCTGGGACATGCTATTCGAACCATTTACACCTGATGTCAAAGAAATTATAGCCAAGGACGTAGAAGCTATCATCAACTACGATCCGAGATTTGCAGTCACTGAAATCAACATAGACAGCACGGATCAAGGCATGCGTATTCAAGCAGATTTGGTGTATATTCCTTTTAATATCAATGAACGAATGACTCTAAACTTTGACAAAAACAATAGTGTAATTAACTAAGCATATTATTTTTAAGGGTAAATATTGGTATGACCACAACCAGCAGACAAAACAATCTCATACTAAATCAAGATTGGACTCGAATCTATCAGACGTTTAAAAATGCTGATTTCCGCAGCTACGATTTTGAAAATCTGCGTAGAGTTATTATCACATACCTACGTGAAAATTACCCAGAAGATTTCAACGACTACATAGAATCATCGGAGTACATGGCACTGATAGATGCTGTGGCGTTCTTGGGACAAAGCCTGGCATTCCGCATAGATCTTGCCAGCCGCGAAAATTTTATTGAACTAGCTGAAACCAAAGAAAGCGTACTACGTATCGCTCGCATGCTCAGTTACAATGCCAAACGTACTGTGGCTGCAAGCGGCCTATTAAAATTTACCACAGTTAGAACCACCGACACTATCTTAGACAGCAATGGAAAAAATCTTGCTCAACAACTGATAACTTGGAACGATCCTACCAACGCCAACTGGCTAGAACAATTTCTCACTGTGCTGAACTCGGCCATGGCAGACAATACAGAATTTGGTCGTAGTCAAGGTTCTGCTACTATCCAGGGAATTCCCACAGAACAATATAGATTCCGTACAGTAACCACTGATGTTCCATTGTTCTCGTTTACTAAGACTGTGGCCAGCAGAGGTGTGAGTTTTGAGATAGTTAGCACAGCTTTTAAAAACAGCGAGAATATCTACGAAGAACCACCAGTGCCCGGTAATCAAATGGGGTTTATCTATAGAAACGACGGATCCGGGCCAGGTAGTGCCAACACAGGATTTTTTGTGCAGTTCAAACAAGGCACATTAGAATTAGCAGATTTTACAGTAGAGGTACCTACTACTAATGAAAAAATTGCTGTGGACGCAGGTAATATCAACAATGACGATGTGTGGCTGTTTTCTTTGAACTCGCAAGGTGCTCAACTTGAAGAATGGACCAAGGTTTCATCACTAGTAGGAAACAACATTGCCTACAACAGCATCACACAAGACATACGTAACATCTATGCTGTTAACACCAAGGAAGATGACAACATAGATCTTGTGTTTGCAGACGGTGTCTACGGAAATCTGCCACAAGGATCTTTTAGAGTATTTTATAGAACCAGCAATGGATTATCTTATACCATATACCCCAACGAATTAAGAGGTATCAATATTTCTGTAGTGTACCGCAACAAAAATAACGTAGAACATACACTGACGATCGGCCTTGCCCTACAGAATACAGTGGCTAATTCCGCAGCCTCGGAAGACATAGACACCATTCGTGCCAATGCTCCTGCAGTTTATTACACTCAAAATAGAATGATCACTGCAGAAGATTATAATCTAGCACCACTTCTAGGATCACAGAACATTGTAAAAATCAAGGCAGTGAACAGAACCAGCAGCGGTATCAGTAGAAATTTTGATATTCTTGATGCCACCGGCAAATACAGCAGTGTCAATGTGTTCGGCAGTGACGGATACATTTACAAACAACAAGACGAATCGGTGCTGTCGTTTAAATCCACAAATAGAATAGATATTATTAATTTTATTAGACGAAATCTAGAACCCGTATTCACTGATCCTGAAGTTTATAATTTTTATTTTACAAAATTTGATAAAATATTATTCACGGATGCCAACACAGTGTGGCAATCCGTTTCCACAGCAACTAGTACAGGTTATTTTAAAAATATTATAGATAATTCGCAACTGCCGGTCGGAGTGTATTCAACTAGCAATTTAAAATATGTGTTGACCAATGCAGCTGTGAAATTTACAGCTCCCACAGGCAGCAGATTTAAAAAAGGAAAAATAGTCCTAGCCGATGTCAATGACGCAGATCAAACAGATTATCTATGGGCTAAAATAATCAAAGTCACCGGAGACGGAACTTATATCAAAGGTCTAGGTCCTATATTATTGAATATTGTTGTGCCAACAGGGGCCATTGCCACTAGAATATTGCCAAGATTTATCAACGATTTACCTGTAGCTCTTGAAACTGAAATTGTCAATCAGATATTTGAAAATCAAAATTTTGGCCTAAGATATGAATCTACTGAATCACAGTGGAAGCTGGTTACTAGTAACAACCTTAATCTTGTAGATGATTTCATCCTCGGCAAGGCCGGAGACACCACAAGCACAAACGTCGACAGTTCATGGATAGTAGCTTTTGTGAGACAGCCCGATAGCTATACAGTGAGAATTAGAAAACTTGGCTACATTTTTGGCAGTGTGAATCAGAATAGATTTTATTTTGATAAAAATGAAAAACGTTACAATGACCAGATAGGATCCGTAGTCAAAGATCAAATCAAGGTTCTTGGTGTCAATACCGGAAAAGATTTTGTCACACAGTTGGTTCAGGATTTCGCATTTGAAATTAGCGATACACTAAAGTTTGATGACGGATATGAAAGCACGACGGAAATTAAATTAAGTTTCAGAGATTCCGATGATGACGGTGTGATAGATAATCCTGAATCATTTGAAAATATAGTAGGAATTGACACAGATTTAAATTTTTTATTTTTTAGAACCTCAAACGATGTATACGGCAGCAGAATAAAAACATTAGTTGACAACTCTGCAGATCTTATATTAGTAAGAGACAAGCAGGACAACATAGATCTAACAGATTCTTTAACATATCCTGATCAACAGCTAGTTTATTTTTACGATATCAGCGAAAATGTAGTCAAACGTGTGAATCGAACAACCAACACTCTAGACATCGCTAATGAATATTCTGCAGAAGTGG